CTATAGGCACCCAATTAAAAGCCCGGCCCGAACGAAGCCGAACGAGGCCGAACGAAGACAGACTGGCCTCCCGCCTGCCTGTCTATCCTCGCCGTGCCCTCTGTGAGGCCGTCCCGCGCCGTATCAGCGCCGATCTCGTCGCGCCCACCCTACCCTACAGCCCATTGCCGAGCACCTCACAGCGGCTCTGTGCGGGCCTTGGGCGCCATACTACCGCTCGTCGGGCCGAGGGTTGACATGGCCGAGCACCTCGGGATATCCTGTGCCCACATTGCAAGGCGCCACGCGCCGCGCAGCCCCACCAGCGACAGAGGAGACGCCACCATGACCTAGCCGGCTTCCAGCAAGCGCGGGCGACCGGCCAAGCCGAGCAGCCCTATGGGGGATTCGCGAGCATTTTCACTCCGAGGTCTGCCCTCGCGTAAGCATATCAAATTTGGGTCTGGTACTCTGCACTAAGCGCTATCTCTAACGCTCAGTACGCAATGCCAGAAGCTTAGGACTCTACCCACTCCAGCGAATACATGCCGGAAGTAGTGCCAGTTACCGTGATGATGATGTAGTACGTGCTAGCAGCAAGCATCCGGTCACCGTCTTGCAGATTAGGAGAGCCTACGCCGCCGCCTGCTGTGCCGCTATCGCTACGGAGTACCTCGCGCTCCGTGCCACCAGTAACGGTACCGCCGACAGTGGCAGTGGTAGTCGAGGCTGTGTTGAGCTGAGTGTTCTTGTTGAACAGCGTTGGCATCGCTCCGAACGTGCCGCCCTCGGTTCCACCGGTGATAACGACAGCACGGGCAGCGCCTTGACCAGTCCACAGGGTCTGTGAGGTTAGCCGGAAGGGCTTGGTGAACACTAACTTGATAGTAGTAGTGGCTGTGAACTCCCGGTATGCCCGGAACGCTCGGCCTTCCAGCAGCGCGAGGTCATCGCGGGTGATCAGTGTGCCTTTGTACGTCCGAATGCTTTCCAGCTTGCCGGTTAAGGCGTCTCTTCCTGTAAGACTCATTGCACTTCCTCGATAGGGAACCCGTTTAGGATGTTGCACTGGTCCAGCGCGTCAGCGTAGTCCAGCAGACCTTGGTTCAATCCACCGTTCGTGCTGACATCCACGACGGGATGCTGGCACTGCACGGCGTTAACGCTTACACTTGAGCCGCTTGCACAGCCCGTCAGCGACAGCAGGAGGCACAGGAGCGTCCCGGTACGTAGGTTCTTGAGCGAGTGCATGTGTCACCTCCGCCTTGCTCGATTGGGATTTGGCTGCCAGCTTGGCGAGGGATGCCGCTGTGCGGGCCTGCGCGGCCTTCAGCGCGTCGATCTGGCCCTCCTGTGTACTGACGGTGCTCTTCACCTCGGAAAGCTCAGCACGGGCCGTCAGGAGGCCCCAGCCGAGGCCCACGGTCAAGGTGGCAAGCAGGGCTGTGATAGCTACGATGTACCGCATCAGTACTCTCCCTTCCACATGGATTGCTCTGTGTACCGACGGACGTACACGCCATAGCAGTTATTGCTACGAACCTTACAGTCCCGACCACCAGCGAAACGCCAGCGAGGAAATTCGGCAGCTGCTCCCACATAGTCACCTCGGTTGATCTTCTTGAACAGCGTGCTGGAAGCGCAGTTCGCGTTGCCGATGTTGATGCACAGCAGCATCAAGGCGTCATACTCCCACTGGTAGAGGGGCACCTTGATGTTGCGGACCAGCATGGCGTGTACCGAGGCTGTATCGCTGCGGAGTAGCTCGCGGCAAGTGCGGTCGTCGTAGTAATCCCCGACGCGCATGCTGCGGTCCATGTGCCCCGTACAGACTGTCGGGAGTCCGATGCTGTCGAGGTACACGCGGTTGGAGTAACCTTCCTCTTTCTGGAGGACGGCTACCCCGCCAGCGCTGAGGGCCAGAGCGGCCACTACACTGCGCACGACGTTGGCGGGGATCTTCATAGTGCCTCCTTACGAAGCGGACAGGACGATGCCAGTGATGACGCCGTTGGCCACGGTGAAGGTGGCGAAGTTGCCCGAGCCGGACACAGTACCTGCGTTGTATTTGGTGCCGTTGGTCACGCCAGCCACGGTTGCAGGGAGCTTTACGTTCGACAGCGCACCAGCGGCCACGGTTGCGGTGCCAGTGCCGATGGCAGCACCAGCCGAGTTCTGGATCGCCATAGTGTCAGCGTTGTCCACCATCACGGTAGTGGCTGCGAGGTTGACGCCGGTGATGGCGCCAGCCGCGACGACGGCAGTCGAGCCGTGGGAGTCCCCACCTGTGCTGGTGCGGACGTTCACGGTCTGGCCGTTGGACAGCACAGCTTGGGTAGCAGGCAGGCCAGACACGGCATCCGGGGTCTTGCTAGCGGCGTCATGCAGGAACGCAGAGAGCTGGGCACCCTCGCCTACGGCACCCTTGGCCTTGGCGGATTGAATGTTGCCGATGGCCACGGCCACCAGTCGGCGCAGCTTCTCGGCTACGGAGAAGTTGCCGGGCTTGAGCAGGTTTTCTGGACGCATGGTGTGTCTCCTTAGTCATTCAGGTCGAGTGGCAGTTGCAGGGGCTGGGCAGGCACCAGAGCGCCGCCACGGGGTTTGGTCTTCGTCTCCTTGACGAAGCGCAGGAGGTGCGCGGCCAGCTGCTTCACGTTGTCGAGGTGATCGGATACGTCCGAGCCACGGTCGTGCGCGGTTTCGATGCTGGACAACACGGTCGCTAGGTCGCGGCGGATGTTGTGAGCGCGGGCAAAGGCGCCGAGGGATGGCATGTCAGTGATCTTCATTAACGTCTCCGAATGGTGCTGGCGAATCGCCCGTGGCCGTGTGCCAGCGGGTCGTAAGCGCGGTTGTAGTGCATGGGGTCCTTGAACATCTTGAGCAGTTCTTGCTCACGCGCAGCCTTGGCCGCAAGCTCGCTGTCCTGCCCAAGGGCCTTGATCCAGTACTGCACGGCGATGGCGAGTGCGTCGAGGCGGTCGTCCTTGGCAAGGGCGCCCCGATCACGAGTCAGCTTGGTGAACTGGTGGATCAGGGTGTACACTTGGCGCTTGTCGAGAGGGTAGTTCTGCGTGGAGGTCCAGTCCTCCGCGATGACATCCTCGTCGAACACGAGGCTACCGCGAGCGGCTACGGGTTCCAGCGTGTCCGCGATACGCTCTTCCTTCTGGCCAGAGCTGTACACGTCCTCGACTTGGCACTGCACCCCGGCAGCCCGCAGGAGCGGCAGCAGCACTTGGGTGAAGGCACCGTGGCCCATGTTCTTCTCGATGATGATGACGGTGGGCTTGAAGCGCACGGCCAGATCAACGATGCTTTGCAGGGTGTCAGGGTCGTACCCGCCGCGCACGCCCGAGGCGTACCGCACGAACAGGTTACCCGAGAGCTGGTCAACGACAGCCACGCCCGTCTCGTCCCCATTCTTACCACCGCCTGCCGGGTCGATGGCCATGACGCGGCCTACAGGCAGGGAGGTTTCCGGGGAGATGTAGGCAGCGGTGGCCATTTGGAACTTGATGCTGCCGACCTGATACTGCCGCAGCGTGTGTACGTCCATGCTGCGGGTGAAGTGCATCGGCACCTTATCGCCCAGTCTCATGACGACGACCTGAGAGGACTTCAGCGGGTACCGGGCAGCGTCGCTTAGCAGCGTGCACAGCATGTGCTGGAGCTGGAAGTACGCCGGACCTTGCTTGTTCTCCTTGGCGGTCAGGGCTGCATCGTCCAGCAGCTCAGGATCGGTCGGCGCCCCGGATTTGCCGAGAGGGCCGTATCCGATGCGCAGCTCAGGGCGCTCGGTCATCCTGCGGACGATCAGCGGTGCGAGCATGTCGCCGTAGGCTTGCTCTTCGCCCGGCGCTGGGTAGCGGCCCGGCCAGATGCGCACCACGTACCCGGAGCCGGGCAGGGTGTTGTACACGGAGCTGTCTGTCTGCGGTGTGCCGAGGAAGACTGTCTTCGGCGGCTGGTTCTCCCGGCCCACGCAGATCGACGGGAAGTCGCGCATGAGGTTCAGGAGCAGCTCACGCATCAGCGCAGTACGGGAGTTCTTGGCGGATTCGATGTCGTCCGCGATCAGCAAGTCCGCCCGCTTACCCTGCAAGTTACCGGTGATACCGATACAGGCTACGGATGGGGACTTGTCAATGCCCTTCAGGGAATAGTGAACGTCGAACGCCTCGACCGAGGTTCGGTCGCCTTTAGTCGCGTCAGGGCGCAAGCATTCGAGGATGTCCCAGTTCATGATCAGGCGAACGATCAGGGTACTGATCTCGTTGGCCTGCTTGCCGCCTGCTGATACAATCAGCACACGGTTCCGAGGATCTTTGATGAGGTACCATACCGCGAAGATGGCGGTGATGGTGCTCTTGGCTTGGGAGCGTTGGGCCTGTACCATAAGGTCGTTAGGCCCAAACTCAAGG